ATCCGATCCATTAGACGTTGTACAGGGTACAATTAATATCGGTAATAATATGATTATTAGAAATAGTACTGTAGTATTTGGTAATGCAGAAGCAAGCGAAACACCAACTACTTCTACAATCAAAGGCACTAGCGGTATTGGAAATAATGTTGCAGGTGGCGCTATTACTATCGAAGGCGGAAGCGGAACAGGTAATGCAACCGGCGGCGATGTAGTTATTAAAACTGGCGAAGTTTCAACGTCAGGTGATATTGAACATACAGTGCAAACACGTTTAACTATTGATACCAGCGGCAAAGCTACATTCACTGGTGAAGTTGAAGTTGATGCTGTAGTAAGCACAAGCGAAACAACTGTTGCGCTATTAAATGATACTGCTACAACTATTAATATGGCAGGAGAAGCAACAGCAATCAATGTAGGTGCATCAACAGGTAAAACTACTATTGCACACGATGTCGATGTTAATGGCGGAGACTTAGACACCAACCAAGCAACATTTAACTTGTTGGCAACTCCGACAACTGTTAACATTGCAGCAGCAGGAACAACAGTTAATATTGGTACTGGTGGTGACGGTGGCGGCACAACTACTATCGGACACGACTTGGTTGTCACCGGAGACCTAACAGTTAATGGTGATACTACAACTATTAATAGTACAACACTCACAGTTGACGATCTTAACATTGTTGTAGCAAGCGGTGCTGCCAACGGCGCAGCAGCAAACGGTGCTGGTATTACAGTTGATGGTGCAAACGCTACACTAACTTGGGATAATGCAAATACTAGTTGGGATTCAAGTGAAGACTTTAACCTAGCAAGTGGAAAAGCATATTACATTAATGATGCAGATGTACTTAATAGTACAACACTAGGAAGTGCAGTTGTTAACAGTAGTTTACAAACATTAGGAACTATCGGAACTGGTATATGGCAAGGTAGTGTTATTAGCAGCACATACGGCGGCACTGGAGTTAACAATAGTGGCCGCACTATTACTATTGGTGGCAACTTTACACACACTGGTTCACATACATTAGGATTAACAACAACTGGAAATACTAGTGTAACACTACCAACAAGTGGTACACTTGCTATCACAGGTAATCCATTAAGTCAGTTTGCAGCAACTACAAGTGCTCAGCTACGCGGAGTAATAAGCGATGAAACAGGAACAGGCGCAGCAGTATTTGCTACATCTCCAAGTTTTACTACTGGTATTAATGCTGCAAGTGCTACAATGGCATTGTTTGACACAACTGCAACATCAATCAACATGGGTGGCTCGGCTACTAGCGTTGAGATTGGTGCAGCAACTGGCACAACAACCATACACAATAACTTGGATGTAGATCTAGATGTTAATGTCGACGGTGGCGATATTACCACAAATGCAGCAACATTTAACCTAATCAACGCAACTGCAACTACACTTAATGTAGGCGGCGCCGCAACAACAGTTACAGCAGGTGCTACAACAGGTAACTTTAACATTAGAAACTCAAATGTTAACTTATCAGGCAACTTATTTGTAAACGGTACAACACTTGATACAGATGAAACAGGTACATTTAACTTACTCAAAGATAATGCTACAACACTAGCATTTGCTCAAGCAGCAACTGAGATTGTAGTTGGTGAAACTAAAGCAGCAGCAGATTTAGCAGGTGCTTTAGGCGAAATGGTTGTACGTATGGATTTACGTACAAATACTGATATGTATATTGATGGTGAGTTATTTGTTAGTGCTATCAACAATACACCAATAGGTAACATAACACCAAGCAGTGGTGCATTTACTACACTAGCTTCAAATAACCTAGTAACATTTACTGATGGTACAAATGCAACAGGCGCAACATTTGCAGGAGGTAGTGCAGCAGTTAAAATAACAGGCGGTTTGTATGTAAACAAAGATATACGTGCAGACAACTTTATTGGTGATATGAGTGCTGCTTTCTTAACAAGCGGAACTATTCCAGATGCACGTATACAAGCAAGTGGTGTTACTCAACACCAGTTGAGTCTTACAGGTACAGGTATACTTAATGCCGGTAGTATTAATACTGGATTTGGTAATATCAACATCGGTACAAGTATATTCTCCGGCAACGGTAGTGGTTTAACAACACTAAATGCAAGTAACTTGAGTACTGGTACTGTAGCAGATGGTAGAATATCATCAAGTAGTGTAACACAACACCAAGGTGATATTACAGGAACAGGTATACTAAACAGTGGTAGTGTTACTAGCGGCTTTGGTAGTATCGACATCGGTACAAGTACATTTACTGGTAACGGTAGCGGTTTAACAACACTAAACGCAAGTAACTTGAGTACTGGTACTGTTAGTGGTAGTAGACTTGGTGGCAACCAAAGTATGGCTGGTATAAAAACATTTACCAACACTAGTGCTTCTACAAGTACTACAACAGGTGCTGTTAGAATAACTGGTGGTTTAGGTGTTAACGGCGATGTATATGCTACTTCACTTAATACAGCAAGTGGAGGTGGCATCCAAGGCTTGAGTGCAAGCAACTTATCCACCGGAACAGTGCCAAACGCAAGAGTTACAGGAACATACAGTAACCTAACTGGAACTGGCGCACTTGCTGCTGGTGAGATAACAACAACATTTGGTAATGTTAATATTGGTACAAGTACATTTACTGGTAACGGTAGCGGACTTACTAATGTAGATGCAGACACATTAGATGGTGTTGATGGTAGCAACTATTTACGTAGTAATACTGCTGATACAATGACAGGCTTACTAACAATGTCACATGCTGGCGATGAAATGATTCGCTTGCAAGATACAAGTGCTACTGGTAATCCGTATATTAGTTGGTATCAGTCAAGTACAAGACGTGCTTACATGCAGTATAGAGATGGCGATGATAGTCTGTACATTAAAAACGAAGGTGCTAATACTGCACTTGAGCTTGATAATGGAACCAGCGGATTAATATTCCAAAACGGTAGTACCAACTATACTGTGTGGCACAGCGGCAACGACGGTGCAGGTAGCGGACTAGATGCTGACCAACTTGACGGACTTAGTAGCGGATCGTTTATACGTAGTGATGCAAATGATGCATTTAGTGGAACACTAAGTGGTGCTGGTGGTATTAACATTACAGGAAACATTACTGCTAACGCATTTACGGGTGATGGTAGTGGTCTAACTGGCATTAGTGCCGATGATGCCAACACACTTGACGGCATTGACAGTTCAGGATTTGTAAGAGCTACAGGTTCAACAACACAAACTATTAATGGTACAAAACGTTTCGACAACGGAACAAGTACTACTGTTTTAATCAAATGTGATGACGCAGGTAATGCGTTCTTAAATGTTAGTGGTGATAGCCAAGGTACCGGACGAGTCTATGTAGGACAAAGTGACAGTTACGGCGGCGGTATTGAATACAACGGTGACGGCAATCCTGCTACAACTGGAGCAGGGTCTGATCTTATTACACTATGGAGAAGATCAAATGGTACTGATGAATGGACAGCTAGAAACAGTTACAACGACAACAACTGGGCTTTCAGAGGTGAACTTACAGCATATGCTTCTGATAAAAGACTGAAAAATGTTAGTGGTAATATTGAAAATGCACTCGATAAAGTAAATGCGCTAAACGGTGTACTTTATACCTGGAATGAAAAATCAATAGAACATGGGTTTAAAGACGAAGTAGATGATACAGTTGAAGCAGGATTACTTGCTCAAGAAGTTCAAGCAGTATTACCAGAAGTAGTTGTACCAGCACCGTTTGATGATATCAATGGTAAAAGTGCATCAGGCGAAGATTATCTAACTGTTAAGTATGAACGTATAGTACCATTACTAGTTGAAGCAATCAAAGAAGCAGATGTTAAAGCAGAAGCACAAGCAGCCGAGATTGCAGAACTTCGTACAATGGTACAAAAACTACTGGATAAATAATACAAAGGATAGCCACATTGTGGCTATCTTTACTTGACACTGCTTAAATAATGTGTTATATTAATAGAGAGAAATAGGAAGTAATATGGCATTACCAGCAACAGGTTCGACTATAACAATGTCTCAAATCCGCAACTATTTTAGTGCGGGTAATAGTACTATTGCTATTGGTACATTAGGAACTTACATTGGTATTAGTGTAGGCAATACTATTAGTATGAGCTCTAGTTTTGGTGGCTACTATTTCCCAATATTACCATAAAAGGAAACAAAATGAAAACATTATACGAAGTATTAAATGTAGACCTTGCACAAGAGTATACTAAAGAACGTAAAAAAGAAGTAGCAACATCACTTAACCTTGATGGCGATCTTCACGAAGCTGTTTTTGCAGCTATTGACGATATGATTATTCCAAACGACGATGATAGACTACACTGGATTCAAAAGTTTGGAAGAGCCGCAGGCGCTGACTTACTTACACTAGGTAAAGTACAACCCGAAAGCATGATAGCTATGGCTTGTTTGCCAGCAGAAGATTTTAAAGAAGCTGTTAAGATTGCAACAAGTGCTGCAAGAACTTGGAACGACTATACTGTACAAGCTGAAAAAGATTTAAACGAAGAAACTATGCCATCAACAATGTTGTAATATGAAACTAAGTATTTGTGTTCCATCACGAGACGAAGTTCATATAGGATTTACACGCAGTCTTTGTAACTTAACAAATAGATTAACAAAGCAAAATGTTGACTTTGATCTGCATATTGTTTGCGGCAGCGTGATTATTGAAAGTCGAACTGCACTAGTAAAAGAAGCATTAGAAAATAATGCAACGCATACACTGTGGCTTGATAGCGATATGCATTTTCCAGCAAACGTATTTGATAAACTATATGAACATCAAAAAGATATTGTTGCAGCACAATACAGTACACGATATGCTCCGTATCGTACTGTAGCATTTACTGATTATGAAAATGCAGACAATAGACTAGATGCTAGTTTTGGATTGCACAAGGTATGGGCAGTTGGTATGGGATGTATGTTGGTTAATACCGATGTGTATAATAACTTGCCAAAGCCGTGGTTTGATCACGAATACAATAAACGACTAGACACTTTCAGCGGAGAGGATATATACTTTTGTAATCAAGCAATGCATCATGGTTATGAAGTATGGATAGACGCAAGTATTAAACTTGCACATTTTGGAACAAAGGCAAACGTGTTATGAAGGCAATCGACAGATTTGAAAGATTTGGAACACCGGTACACAACGGACAAGATTTTTTAAAGAATCATATTTTTAAAAAATATCCAGTTGTAAAAACTGACGACTATGAAAACTTAGAACAAGTTTGGACATCAGATTACGATTCCGATTATGTATGGATTGTTGATAAAAATATTGAAACATATAGTACATTTCCTTGGTTCTTCAAACCAAAAGTTGATGAAGAAGTTTGTATACATTCCTTTCCTTATGTGTTTGAAAAAAGTCGCAAAGTCAAAGATTGGAATAGAGTTAGACTAGTTCCAACTGCAAAGGGCGAATATACTGTTAATCAACACGCTTACATCTGCGGCCATTATGATCCTTATAAAGGAAAAAATAAGTTTGATATTTTTTATATTGGTGAGGATACAACAGTATTAAAAAATCTCGAAGCAAGAGGATTTGATGTACAGGTAGTTGATTCAATAAACGCAGCTAAACAAAATAGTTTTACTGATATGTTCTGGGTAGTTTATGATGATACAGAAGTAAGAGAAACATTTAAATTTAGCTACAAACCAGACGAATGGAGTTTCAATATTCCTCATGTGTTTGGAAATGGAGATATTGACACACTAGATGGTATTGTACTTTGTCCTAAATCTTGCGAGTTAACAGACAAAGAAATCAAACACAGGTTTTTTGTTAACAAAAAAGAAGTAAGAATATTAGCAAGTAATCCAAGACAATATGATAAGTTTATTATTAACAACTACCAAGATTATACATATGCAGCTGAAGTTTCAACAACTAATATGTTTTGGGGGCATTCAGATAATATTGTTATTGATGAAAAGTTTGAGTTTGATTATTACATTAGTCATCATAGTAGTGAACAAAAATCAAATCATGCTTGGCTAAACGGAAACAAATACGACGGCGTATTTTTGTTTAGCAAGCAAGCACTAGTAAGCAAAGAAGAAATAGAGCACAAAGAACTAAAACAAAAGATTGATCATGATGTTGTAGCAAGTGGTCCGAAGGATTATGAAAAGTTTATAATCGAAAACTATGAACAATATAAAAGTGCATTTCACAGTTGCGGTAGTGATATGATGTGGCTAATACCCTATGATGTAGAGCCGTTGGATGATTTTGCATGGGATAGTTATTTCCATAACCAAGATTCTTTTGATAGATCGACAAATCATGTATTTTTAAATGGTGTTGATTATGATGGCATTGCATTATTAAACACTATAGATCTTATATCTGAAAAAGAGTTTGATCATAGATTTTATGTTAATAAGAAAGAACATGCAGTTGTAGCAAGTAATCCAAAAAAATATAAAAAGTTTACAGTTAACAACTACGAAGATTACACAAATGCATTATACAACGCTGACACTGAAATGTTTTGGGGAGTACCTACTGATGTTAACATAGCTAAAGGTTTTGATTTTAGTTTGTATTTTAGTCATCAAAACACATTCGATCGAAATATTAATCATGTGTTTTTAAATGGCGATAACTACGACGGTGTTGTATTATATAGCAAAAACGTATTAGTAAGTGAAAAAGAAATAGAACATCGGTTTCTTATAAAAAAGAAAGAATATGAAGTTGTAGCAAGTACACCAAAACAATATCCGACATATACAGTAAACGATTATCAGGATTATTTAGAAGCAAAAGAAAACTGCAATACAGATATGTTCTGGATTGTAAACGATTCGTTTTTACCTAATGATGACTTTGATTGGAACTTTTATATCAGTCATCATAATCAGTACGAACGTAAAATAAATCACGTTTGGAAAAATGGTGATTTTTATGACGGCATTGCATTAGTTAGTAAACAACTAAACATCAGTCAAAGAGAGATTGATTATAGATTCTTTGTTAACAAAAAAGAATACGACGAAGTTGGTAGTATACCCAAGCCTTATGACATTGTGTTTATTAGTAATGGCGAACCAAATGCTGACAATAACTACAACGAACTAAAAGAAAAATATCCAAGAGCTAAGAGAGTAATGGATATTAAAGGCATTCATGCAGCACATAAACGTGCAGCAGAGCTAGTTGAAACAGAAATGTTTTGGGTTGTTGACGGTGATGCTGAAGTTATAGATGATTTTGATTTTAGTTATTATGTTCCGGCCTATGACATTGACAGCAAGGATACTGTTCATGTGTGGAGAAGTTATAATCCAGTAAACGGGCTAGTGTACGGCTACGGTGGCGTTAAACTATTACCTACAAGATTAACAAGGAATCTTGACGAAACTACAACTGATATGACCACTAGTATCAGTGACAAGTTTAAGGGTATAGACAAAATGAGTAATACTACAGCATTCAACACTGATGCATTTAGTGCATGGCGAAGTGGATTTAGAGAATGCTGTAAACTTGCTAGTCGTACTATTGCTAGACAAAAAGATGACGAGACTGAGTTTAGATTAGATGCATGGTGTACACGAGGTGACGATAAGCCTTTTGGAAAAGCAGCAATAGCTGGAGCAAAAGCAGGCAGAGCTTTTGGAGAAGACAACAAAGGCAATGCACAAGAGCTGGTAAAAATTAATGATTTTGAATGGCTTAAGAATCAGTTTGAGACATTATATCTACCAAGCGTATAACTGTATCTAGTTTTACTTGATTAGGCTTGCTTCTTAATGTATTACTCAGTCCGTTGTGCAAAGGCTTTGGCCACTTTCCAAATGTTACCCAAGCATATCCGTTGTGTTCATTATTTAATTCTGGAATAAATTCACAATCAACTACACAAAGATATGTATGAAAGCTAAAGTGATTATCACTGCTTATAAATGTTTCTAACGGTATTGTTTTTCTAATACTTGGAAGATTGCCTATTTCTTCTATTATTTCTCGTTGTAGACCTTCCCACGGTGTTTCAATACCTTCATTGGTGCCACCAACCAATCCCCAAAGATTTTTTGTCTTTCCTTTAGTACGATGTAAAAATAAAAATCTCTTAGTGTTAAGACTATAGAATAACGCACCACTACAAATTATTTTGTTCATACAAATACTTATTTTATAATATAATAGTCCAAGTGCCTCGTGGATAATATCCATCAACAGCACTTTGCCAGTAGTATCCATTCCAGTAAAATTGTTGACCAGTAGTTACATTAGTAACATATGTAGTTACATTATTGTCACTGGAGTTCCAAATAGTAATCCATTTAGATCCGTCCCATTCAACTATATCATTTGCATCAGCTGAGAAATCTGTATTATCTGTATTTTTCCAAGCCTCTGGACCTTTTTCGTTTAAGTTTAGTACATACGATACAGTATCATCAATGCTGTATGCTGTAGCTAGATTTATAACAAACTTATCGTCTATATTTGCTTTTGTTGCTGCTACTGGTGATCCGTTTACAAATACTTCAAAAGTTGTAACACGTTCGTCACCTGCTCTATCAGCTAACTCACTAGTAGCAATAGTAAAGTTAATATCGGTGTCGATTCTATTACTACTAGTAGTAGCTTTAAAACTTCGTTCAACTTTATATCCTATTGGTCCTAACAATAATAATCTAGTACCAACTGTTTTAGTTGTTAAAGGATTAAAAGTTATAGGATTTATAATACCGTCTATAGTTCCGTCAGTTTTAGTCGGACCTTCTATGATAGTATTAGAAGGTAATGTATCCTCGTCCCAATCTATAATCATTGTATGAGTATCGTCATCTGGAATATTAAATGTGCCGACAATTTCGCCGCTAAGTTCTGCTCTACGTAATCTTATTTGACTTATGTTAGGTTGATATTTTGCTGGTAGTTCTGCTTCTATAACATTTAGCCAACTAATATCTCCTACTCGTAGTGCTTTGTTTTTAGCTAGTTTTGCCTCGTCATCGTCAACTATAAGATCAAAATCTCTATAACTTGTTACTA